CCCCCAGCCGACCGGCTGGGTGCTAGGATCCGGTCCCCGCTCTTTCGAGCTTTTACCGGAAACTTTGGTGCTTAGAGTGCACTCAACTATTTTGCAGTCGATCGAAACCGACCTAAGTCGGGCCGATGTTCTTGCGGTAGTTTGACGCTCATGAGCGAGTGAGTGGTTAGGTCCTCTACTCATTTGATTCAGGTTATTATGATAGCCAGTGCCCCCCCATTCCCAAGGTCCTACCTCGAGATTACTGAGGTTTTCTTTGCTATTCCCATCCGATCGCGCAATCTCACCCACATCTTGAAGAAATCCAAGATGGGAGCAACTTGCACGTCTTTTGGTCGTCGCAGGGCACGGGCAGCAGAAGGGCTGATTAAGTCCACTTTCTCGGACGAGTGTGCCACCTGTGAAAAGATGGCGCTCGTTTGTCCCGGATTAAACTTTAAGTTTAATCGCTGCAAATGCTTCATTGAGGCCTCAGCAAGATCGATCGACTTTTGCGCCGATGCGACAGCTAAATTAGCCGTAGCATTGACCAGCCGACCCGCCTTATCCCAAGACCCCCTCTCGTCAAAGAAGAGGTCCGACTGCATCTCATTGATGCGGTTTCGGGCAGGGTCGAGGACTTCAGTCATCAGGCCAGTGGCCCAAGGATTGAAAGCCGTTAGTTCAGACAGCGCATCTTTGTGCACCTTCTGAACCGCTGAACGCGACATGAGCCAATCAACCCATGTCGGCATCGCAAAGCGGCCGCCGGTTACCGGCTGAGTCAAGAGTACTAATAAAACTCGCAGCCTGCGTGGAACAGCGTCCCACACAGCGTCTGTTTTACTAGCTCCCTTGAAACCGACGCCAAGAGATCGGACAAAGTTTGCTAAAGTACCGTTTGGATACCACGCTGACAAGGCGTGCGCGACACCTAACGAGTGTTGGGCAGCTGCCCAATACTTGATCGGTAGCCCACTAACTTGTTCTCCTTGGAAGAAGAACTTTTTAGCGAACTCGAGAGTCTTACCTCTCGCCGCGAGGGATTTCGCAATCCCAATCTCTACTCCTAACTTTTCGCATAATTTGCGATACTCCTGACCTACTCTGTCCCCGGCAATGACGACGTCATCACCGAGAACAGCATATCGGTCGTACCACTTCGCTTCCCCTGCGCGATAAGCAGCATATTGTACCATAGCGTGGTGCGTTAGAGCTAGCATAGCCCAACTTGAAAAGGCTCCCATCGGTTGCCCTACGGCATACCGAAGGTTCACTCCCTTGTTCGAGATTCCAGCCTTCTTGGCGTGCCTCGCACCCAAGTAGTATGGCCTTCCACAAAGGAGAGCTCTCCAAGTTGAGGCAAACTGTCTCCCAAAGATCTGCCACAACAGCAGACCCTGAATAAGGACGGGTATTCTATCCGTCGCTGCACTCAGGTCAAAGGACCAGATCTTCTCATTAGGACCAACTTTCTTCATCAGCCGTTTTACCGGCTTTAGTTGATCGAAGGTACCATCCTGAGGGATCTCCCGTAATACGGAAAAGATCCAATCGTGCAACGGTTTCAATGCAACTTGCGTCCAATAGTCCACCATGGCGAAAACTCTGGCTTTGCCAGCGGGTTCTATCTTTACAGATAGTCGTCCACAATTTCGCGCCCCGTTGGCGAACTCGTCATTACGGCGTCGGTTTTGCCGAGCCTTATTTGATAGAGCGCGCTTCACGGCTTCTCTCTGGGTTTCATTCCCAGTTCGAAGTTGCGCTAATTTAGCGGACTCCGCCACCTCCAGCATCAGCGTCCAAAGAGACTGAGTCGTTCCAGTACCTCCCGGTATTACCGAGAGATACCGAAACAGTGACCAGCCCCATTGTCCTTCAGTCCATCTCGTCGCCGAGTTGAACCTGCATCCGAAGGAGGTCGAAGGACCGACTTCATTGGCCTCCCAATTTACATTGGGTAGGTCCGCAGAAGACTTCATGATGGGAAACGGTGAAGGCCGGCTAAGGATACCGGTCCCAATATCCAATAGCTTTTCTCCTGTATGTAGTTCCAAACCTCTTATGAACCTAGTTCTAAGAAAACTACACCACTCCACTAGGAACGTGTTGGATAACACATTTCCTGGCTTCGTGATGGTCGATAACTTATATTTCGGCTCAATCAGAAGTATTCTGTACATACCCAATAGCGTCAACCAGAACCTAATTGTTGAGTGATCTCCTCTTCGGATAAATCCACGTGCATAACGCGGAATTACCCTAGGAAGACCATCTCCACACTTGGCCACGGCCACTCTCGAGATTGCTCTCGAGTGCACCTTAAGTTCTGACCCAGGCACACCTTGCATGAGCATAGTGTGCGCAGTTTTCAGGTATTGGACTAGTCCCACCTTCCCTTGCTTACGTACCATAGAGGCTACAAACTTTGCAAAAGTTGCTAGCTGAATAACCTTACTACGCGTCAAACCACCTGCCACAAGTCGTCCCCATGAAATCATGGGTTCGAGCATGTGACGCCAGACTTTTAAATCTGGCCGCCAATGAACTAATTTAGCG